GTTGAGTAAATCGGACGTAGAACCCCCGAAACAAATGCAAGACAACTTTTCAATCCCCCCAAGTCGAGACGATGGCAATTGCAGCCTGGGTTCTACACTTCTCCTTGGGGGGATTTTTTTGCTATGAATAAATACATAAACGTACTAAATGAAAAGCACGGTAAGGACTGGTCTTTATATCATGCGGATTGCGTGGACTTCGCAAGCCAACTCCCTGACAATTGCATTGATTTGTCATTGTACTCGCCACCTTTCGCCAACCTTTACATATATGGCGAAAGTGTCGCTGATATGGGCAACTGCAAAGATGACGATGAATTCTTTGAGCAATACAAGTTCCTGATTAAAGAGAAATTCAGAATCACTCAACCAGGAAGGCTAAGTTGTGTGCATTGTATGGATCTTCCAATGTCAAAGCAAACGCATGGATACATTGGGCGCAGGGATTTCTCCGGAGAAATAATTCGTCATCACATAGATGAAGGGTGGATATTCCACTGCCGAGTTACTGTATGGAAAGATCCAGTGGTTGAAATGCAAAGGACAAAAGCACTTGGGCTTTTGCATAAGCAGATCAAAAAAGACTCATGTCGATCAAGGATGGGTAATCCTGATTATCTGCTTGTTTTTTATAAGCCTGGGGAAAATCAAAACCCAGTTACCCATACAAATGAAGACTTTCCTGTTGACCAGTGGCAACAGTGGGCAAGCCCTGTATGGATGGATATACGTCAAACCAACGTGCTCCAAAAGGAAGCGGCCAGAGACTCTAAGGATGAAAAGCACATATGCCCTTTGCAGTTGGATTTCATAAACCGTTGCTTGGTGTTATGGTCTAATAAAGGGGATACTATATTTAGTCCATTTACAGGCATTGGCAGTGAAGGACATCAATCCTTGCTACTTGGGCGAAAGTTTATCGGCACAGAGTTAAAAGAATCATATTTCAAACAAGCTTGCATTAACCTAAATAATGCATCCTCAGAACAATCGTTATTTCAATGAATTATACAGATTTTTTAGCGAGCAAATCAGATTCACATTCAACCACTCCAATCTCTGAATGTAATATAAGCAACAACCCATTTCCTTTTCAGCGTGACTGCATAAGCCACACTTTGAAGTGTGGACGCGGGGCGTTGTTTGCAGATACCGGCCTTGGTAAATCTCTTATGAGCATAGAATGGGCGATGAACATACAGGGCAAAGTTTTATTTGTCGCGCCTCTTGCTGTCGCGCAGCAGACAATTGCCGAAGCAAAAAGGTTTAATGGGATAACTATTAAATATTCCAAGGAAGGAATGGTCGATTCAAAATACACTATCACCAACTACGAGAGATTGCACCATTTCGATTGCTCCCAGTTTGATGGGGTTGTATTAGATGAATCCAGCATTATTAAGGGTAAGTCTAGTAAAATAAAAGCCGAACTATGTGAGTCATTTGCAAACACTCCATACAAGCTTGCTTGCACAGCCACTCCAGCCCCGAATGACTACACCGAGATAGGCAACCACGCGGAGTTCCTGGGAATAATGTCCACCCAGGAAATGTTAACTAGATGGTTTGTGCATGATTCCGCAAATACGGCAGACTGGAGACTAAAGAAGCACGCGGTTCGGTCATTCTGGGAGTGGGTAAGCAGTTGGGCAGCTTGCGTATCAAAGCCTAGTGATCTAGGGTATGACGACGGCGAATATGAATTGCCACCGTTGAAAATACACACCCACACAGTAGACACCGAAACCAAAACTGCATACGATCAAGGATTTCTATTCGAGATCGAGGAAACTAACGCTACCAGCCTACATAAGCAGAAGCGCGAGACTTTGGACAAAAGATGCGATCTAGTGGCCGACATGGTTAATTCCAGAAAAGACGAGCCGATTATTGTATGGTGTGAATCCAACGATGAATCTGCACGACTAGCCAATTTAATAGACGATTGCGTAGAGGTAAAAGGCGCGGACTCATTAGATAAAAAAGAACGGCACTTGCTCGCATTCACAAATGGAGATGCCCGTGTCATCGTAAGCAAGCCAAGTATATGCGGGTTTGGGATGAATTGGCAACACTGCCGTCGTCAAGTTTTCGCAAGCATTTCATACAGTTACGAAAAGTTCTATCAAGCAATCCGGCGAAGCTGGAGGTTTGGCCAAAAGCAACCCGTTGATATAGACGTTGTGCTATCCAGTGGAGAGTTGCCAGTTTGGAGGACAATAGAGCGCAAGGCCAATGATCACAATCAAATGAAGGAACACATGAAGTATGCGGTATTTTCAAAAGGCGAAGAGTCAAAAGTGAAGATCGACTACAACCCAATTTATAAAGCTACGCTTCCAAACTGGTTGATGTAATGAGCCAAAGCAAAAAAGGATCTTTACTGGAATCGGTAGTAAACGTGATGGCTGGATACTGTGTAAGTTTTATCGCAAACATGACAATACTGCCAATGTTCGGATTGGATGTAAGTGTATCAGATGGATTGTGGATTGGACTAGCTTATTCCGCTATCAGTCTAATTCGGAGCTACACAATCAGGAGGATATTCAACCATAGACTTGACACTGATCAAAGCAGCATACAAGCTTAGTGAGTAAATCGGGAGTCGCATCCCACAAGTACAAATGAAATCAGTAAACTTTAAACCTTTCCCCGTAGAGCGTTTGGCTTGTACTTGGCCTAATGCGACCGCTCCGGGGGAAGGTTTCTTTTTTGGAGAATGGTGATGGAAGAACGTCAACAATTTAACCTTATGGCCAGTTTTTGGCATGCCGGAAAAGAACTGCCGGATGACATGCGACTCGCTTACTACGACGCACTTTTGCAATACGGATTTACGCAAACTTTCCCGGAAAACATGCATTCAGTAGCAAGCGCATTGATGATAACAAACAAGCCCACCCTTGATATTTCCTGGACTCGCTACCTTGCCAAGCATGGCAAAACAAAACGGGATCAAAATGAAAACAAAACAGGATCAAGCGCAAACCAAATGAAGGAAACCCAAAAACAAAAGGGGGGTAAGGAAGAAGGAAGAAGGAAAAAGGAAGAAGGAGAAAGGAAAAATAACCCCCCTTTAAGTCCCCCTGCTGGGGACAAACCCAAACGGAAAAACAAAACCGGAATGACTACCGACTGGTTCCCAACGGAATCCGGTTACGAGTACGCCAAGCAGTACGGAATCGAAGACACTGCCCTTGCCGTGGATATTTTTAAGGACTGGGCAATCGCCGGGAACAAAACCTACGCCGACTGGCAACTAACCTGGAAGAGTGCTTGCCGTGACTGGTTGCCGGAAAAGGTGCTTAACGCCCAGGCCAACCAAGCCAGGGGCAAAACCAACGGCCACAACCACAACCCTGAACCGGAACCCCAGCACGCCGAACCTCCAGGCTGGCTGGAGTATTTCTTAAACGCCGGATACCCGACTGCCACAGTTAAGTCTTTCGAGACCGACTACGGCAACCAATGGGATCGGATTCCTGCCAGGATTCAGGGGCACATTCTGGTCGGCATGGGGATTTTGGAGGAAGAATTTTAACCATCCAATGCTCCTTCCACTCGACAGCACTCCCGTCCCGGCGGCAACCGAACACGAAGCCCGATTACTGGCATGCTTCTGCCTCGATAGCATCAACGGTAATAAAGCTGGATGCCTACGGAAAGCACAAGCCCTAGGAGTTGGGGTCGAAAGCTTTTACAAGCCGATGCACATCCTCGTTTGGGAGGCGTGCCTTGCGTTGTCGGAGTCGAACCATCTTCTGGACGACCTAGGAATCCACTGCTGGATCCGAGACAACCGGAAAGATGAAGAAACTCTAACAGTCCAGGACATCGCCGCTATTATCGACACCTGTGAAACAACTGTCTGGTTTGAGCACTGGTTGACTGTTGTGCTTGAAACCCATGCCAAGCGCGAGTTTAGGCAAATGGGTATGAAGGTTGCGGAAATGGCCTCAGGAGGGGCGAGCGCGTCCGACATGGGTAATGTCATGGAAAATAAACCCAAGGGGCTTGTAGCGGCAACAGCGAGCGTCAGATTGGACGCTACCGCAAAGGAAGCCACCGCCAGACTGATCGAGATGCACAGATTGAAGAGAGGATTTATAGGATTAGCTACCGGAATCGGGGCTTTGGATGCTATCCTTTCCGGTATCCGACCCTCTACGGTCAACGTGATTGCAGGGAGGCCGGGGCAGGGCAAAACGAGTATCGGTCTACAAATAGCTCTCAACTTGATCTCCGCAAACATCCGTGTCCGGTTCTGGTCGCTAGAAATGACACCGGTTCAACTTCACAACAAGCTCGCACTCAACCACTCCGGGACTAACTGGCAATTTGCGAAAGATGGCTTACTGAAACCCGAGCAACTCCAGTCGTACGAACGATCTGCTGATGCCGTTGCCAGGATGCCGCTGGATATTTGTAAATCCACCAGCGTAACGACCACGGAAATCGCTGGCACGCTCTATAAAGACCTAGCTCTTAATGCGCCGGGGTCACAACCCCAACTGGTCATCATCGACTATTTCCAACTTATCCAACCTAGCGACAAAAGGGTGCGCCGCGAGGAGCAACTTGAATCCATCAGCCGGGAGTTGAAAGCTTTGGCGTTGGATACTAATGTGCCGATCCTTCTCCTGGCACAACTCAATCGCGAAAACGTGAAGGATAAACGCCGACCCCGTGCTGCCGACCTTCGCGGATCCGGCGCATTGGAGCAGGACGCTGACACCATAACCTTGCTTCATCACCCAGACGACATGCACGATCATGAGCTAATGCTCATCGTGGACAAGAACCGGGAAGACCGGACGGGCGATTGCACGGTGAGTTTTAACAAACCCTTTTCGAGGATTTACGACATACCAGGACGATAACATGAACGAAGATTTTGAAAAATGGTGGGCGGATAACGCCGAATGGATTTCCAAGGAACCAGGGAAGTCCATTGCGCGAATTGCCTTTATTGCCGGACACCAAGCCGCACGATACGAAGCACTCAAAAACAATTGTGACCGCATCAATAACCAAAATCAACAAGCCATGAAAGAACATGAACACAGACAGTCCTACATCTCGCACCCGTTCTAAAATGACACAGTACGAATTTATGAAAAACTGGTGCGAGGTACGCCGCCTTGAGCCGGAACTACACTGGCGAGCCGCGCAGAGGGCGTGGGATGTGGAACTAACACGACTACGCACCGAGAACGACCAACTTAAGGGTCAGATCCGGTTGAAGGACATGCAGGTTGCGGAACTCAATAAAAGCATACTGCCTCACATGCCTTCGGAGAAAATCGCACGCGCTCTTTGTTGTGCGTGCGGTGAAGACCCGGATGCAGTAGGAGATGCCAAGGGAAATGACTATCGGTGGCAGGATTTTTTGGAGTGCGTGCTGCTATTTCGGGAGGCACTGAAATGACCCCTGTCCTTAAATGTGACAACTGCGGAAAGCTCCATAAAGACACCCCGGACTTTAAGATGTGCGATTGCGGAAGGGTTGCAATGCGAATGGAATGGGCGACCCCGGAAGATATTGCTAAATGGAAAGAAAAGCAGGAAAAACTATGAGCGTCACCATCGAATTTCCCACCATCCGGGTAGTACAGCAAGCCCAAGAAAGCAAAACCATATGAAACACAGAATCACCTCCAAAGACCGCATCACCGCAGGTGTACAAGAACAAGATCCCCTTTTCCGTGCCGGAATGGTAGACCGCGACGGCAAACGGTACAAAGACATCCACCAACTTGTCGGGGCAGGATACGATGCCTTCTGGGAACGTCGTGGCATGCGCCGACAGAAAGTCGCTATTATCCACCAAGACCTGAACATCAAGGAGGTATAACTATTGACGCACGCACACATTGCCCGGACTGTGGAGGCAACATTGTGTTCCAGGAATCCATGTCGCCTTTTTACTTTCGCCATGAATGCCGGGGTAAAGATGCAACACAATCTTTTATCGGCCACAAATCATCTTGTGGCTGGAAATCAAACTGGAAGAAAAAAACTATGAAGATCAAAGAACTGTCACCAAAAGACGCACTGAAATGGGAGATCGCAGAAACCCAAACCAGGATTTCCGTATATCGGAGCCAGATCGGAAGCGACGGATTCAAGTCATTGCCGCCAGGAGAGCAAAGTCTTCTTGTGAAATGTCGGAGCACATTGAGCCAATACCTTATTTTACTGAAGAAGCGAAATGGATAAGGCGCACCAATCAGTAAACTACCGGGAAGGTGAAGGCAAATCACGATGTTCGTGGTGTTGGAATCGCTCCATTAGAAACCTTCCAGAAGGAAAAGATATTTTTTCCTGCGGTCTTTTGGTAGCCAAAGGATCTAATGAACCTGTCCACGCCGACTACGTTTGCGACAACCATAAACCATTACACGAACATGTCACTGTATAGCCTCGAAGGTACAATTATCCACATCGGCGAAACTGAACACATCGGAGAAAAGCTATTTCCTAAGCGAATCTTTGCCATAGAATCCAAGGACAGGGAGTACACATTCCAGCACGCGCTTGTTTTGCTTAAAGACAATACTTCCTTGATCGACAAATACGAAGTCGGGCAGAAAGTCCAAGTCCGGTTCGCCACATCATCGCGTGAATGGAACGGCAAATGGTTCACCGAAAACAAAGCTGTCTTCATTCAAGACACCTCGAACCATCAACCCCAAGAAAAAACAGGGACGCACTCCACTCCACCACCTGTCCCTCCACCTCCTCCACCAAAGCCGCCACAAGAAAAGGACGGGTACGAACAAGCCGAGGAAAATGAAGAGAAGGTTCCGTTTTGATGGACACACACGAAGCCCGGGGACAACTCCTCACTGCGGTAAACCAATTGGATCTAGTCGCCACACAAACTAGGGAAAAGTTCAAAATGCTATTTCCGGCAGAAGATGAATCCTTTTACAATTCCAGGAACTTTCCTGGAGGCACATTCACTAGTATCGAGCATGACATCCAACGATTGAAACAACGGATAATGGAGCACATGAAATGAAGCCAGTTACCCAAGAGAAGCTTAACGAAATCGCGATAACTGACGGACAGCAACGATACTACCGGAATGTCGCGTACCTCCAGGACGTGAAACGGGAATCGAAGACAGACTACGGAGGGAAAATCCTTAAAAACACAATTGAAGATGTGGAGAAGATTGTATGGGAGGCGATA